AATCTTATCTTTCTTAGCTGGCGTATCTGCCTTTTCAACTCGCCGCTTCGTCTTGTCTGAATCCTCAAAAGCAAATCCAAGAGCAACTGTGTTTGCGACACGCGCATTAATAGAAGCAAAGTGAGTGGTATTGGTTTCGTACAAGTCTGCCAAAATATTTAAATCATGAGGCGGCTCAATAACATCATACAGTGCATACCCATCAATCGAATCTGGATCGACATACCGTGACTTAGCTTCCCCGACACCTTTATTTGGCTTATTGCCGACAGCCTTCTGTAACCTCTGATACCTCCGCTTCACCTTGGCGGACTGCTTAGAAATATCTATTTTTTTAAAAGGATCAGTATTAGAAAACTGAGTGTCTACCTTAGTATAACTAACGTCATCGATCTCAACTTCCATACTGTCATTTTCTACAAACGATGTTTCACCCATAATTATCCTTTATACGGTGCCACTTCTATAATGGCATCCTCTACCGGATCAGGCAATTGTCCTTCACCTAATCTTCCTTCTTGCTCTGACCTCTCACCATCGGTAACCTTCCGCGCGCCATCAACCCAATGAGGTTTACCACCATTATCTTTTCCAGCCCAATAATTGGCAGCTTCTGCCATCTGAGACTCTACCCTGCGATCACCAACCATACCTTCGGCGCACATATAGTTTCCATCCCCGTCCGCAATAAAGCCACCATCGGGCATTTTCCATAAACAAACGCCAAATGCTGACTGAGGAACGACAATATTCTTTCTTTTCTTTATGATTCCGCTATTCATCCATCGTGAGTATAGCATATTTCATATCAAAAAGCGATTCAATCATCAAATATCGTATCGAATTCATAAAATCCTTCATCCACAAGGGTGAAGGAGTCAATGACCCCATTAGCGGTTGGCATGGTTATCGTATCCGGTGGATCAGACTGCGTGTCTACCTCTATCGGCTCTATATCCCCATCCTGATTTTTATACCAATATGTTGCATATTTGTTTTCTGTATCCATACCTTAAAGAGCACAAGTAACACACTCGGGATCATCAATCCTGCATGCTGCAACTTCATCGTCTGAATCTTCTTCAAAGTCTAAAGTCATTTGGTTTAGAACCTGCTCATCGCGCGAGTTGTCACGATAAATGGTAATACCCTTGCACCCCAAATCATAAGCCATGCGGTATAGCCTATCCGTATCTTCAATAGAGAAGTCCGTTGGGCAGTTTGTGGTTTTGCTAATAGCAGAGTCAACCCAACGCTGGATGGCAGCCTGCACGGCTACATGTTGTTCTGGCAGAAGCTCCATAGCGGTCACGCAGTAATCTGGCAGATCGTTAATATCCAAACCAAGTTCTTCAATCACCGGAACGGTCTCAACCTCTGTCCCAAGCCTTGAAGTGCGTGTGTACTGCCAATTGAAATATGGCTCAATACCTGTTGATGTACCCATCATTGTGCCGGTCGTACCAGTAGGAGCCACGGTAAGTAAGCAAACGTTACGAATGCCATACTGCTTAACTTTCTCTCTAATATCTTCAGGCATGCCCTTCATGTAACCTGATCTCAAATATTCGTCGGCACCAAAGAACTTAAACTCACCCTTTAGCTTTGCAAGATTAATAGATGCTTCGTAAGACTCAATTGCAATCGTCTTGAAAAGTTCATCAATAAAAATAAGACTATCTTTTGAACCATAACGAAGACCCATCTTTACAAGCAATTCACCAAGGCCCATCACTCCTAAACCAATACGACGATTGCCACGATGGGTTTTTTCAATAGAATCAAAATGATAATCATTAATAGTAATCACATTATCTAAAAGCCTGACTGAGTTGTGAACAACATAGCGCAGTTTGCTCCAATCGAATTCAGAATCAGAATCTACAAACTTAGACAGATCCATAGCACCTAGCGTACAAACTCCATACGCCTCAAGGGGCTGTTCGCCACAAGGATTAGTAGCAACAAGCGGAGCAAAATAATGAGAGTTGCTCATCTTGTTTGATCTCTCCAAAAAGTGCAAGCCGGGTTCCGCTGATGCGTGTGCTGAGGAAACGATCTGATCCCAAATCTCTCTAGCTTTTACCGTCTTGTAAACAAGAACTTCTTTGCCTAAAACATCTCTCCAGTAATGAAGATTGCCATCCCAAAGCTCATTGTATTCTGGATCTTTAGTATTGGGGAAGACCAGACTCCAGTCTGCATCTTCCTTCAAGGCAGCCATAAAAGAGTCGGAAATACATATCGACATATTTGCATTTTCAAATTCCCCGGGAGTATGTTTGACGCTAATGAATTCTTCAATGTCTGGATGCCAATCATTAATCATTAGCATCGTGGCGCCGCGTCGTGAACCTCCTTGTTCGATGAGCCCTGTAGAAAGGTTATACATCTTTCCCCAAGAGACAGCACCGCTAGAAATGCCGTTGACACCAATAACAGGAGCGTAGCGAGGCCGTAGAGTAGAAAGATTAATACCAACGCCTCCCCCCCTCGAATGGGTTTCTGCCATTTCTTTGACACTATCAAAAATACCTCCGCGAGAATCTTGTGGACATGGTAGCACAAAACAGTTCTGAAGAGTAAGACCCTTTGCACCCGCTCCGGCAAGGATGCGCCCGCCTGGAACGAAATAATCAAAAAGAATATCTTTGAACTTTAATTCAACTTCATCCACATTGGCAGGATCTTCACATTCAGCTAAAGAACGTGCCACCCTAGACTTGACGCTATCAACATCTAATTCAAGCGGCTTTGAAATTAGATCAATATCTACAGATACAGTATCGCCATGATACGTAACTACCTCTATTGATCTTCCATCTTCATCAACCTTTAATACCCTAGAGATCTCCTTAACCGGCCACTTAGGATCTGGTGCAACCATTGCTAGCACTAAGTCTCCAACTGACACATCCCCTTTTGGTGCTTTTAAAGAATACCTATCTAAAAATATCTTATATCCTTGATACCCGCTCTTACTAAAGAACGATGGAATTTTAATATTCCCATCGTTCTTTTTTAACCCAGCACCCTCCAATAGGGATGATTCAATTTTTTCGCTGACTACAGTCACACTTCCTCCTTTAATAACACTCCCCCCGGTGGCGTGGAGGGAGTTGAGGAACCATCATAGCACGTTCGCAATTCCGAAGCGAGTGCATTTACGCAGGTAATTCAAGAAATCTCTAAAAAACCCAAAGCCTCGTCAGCGATGTCATCCCAAGTCTGATACTCATGCAAAACTCTTGCTCCGCGCATGGTCTTAGACTTGTATCTGTAATAATCAGTAGTGACATCTTTCATTAATGACAAGAGATGATCATAGTTTGGGTCGGCCACCTGAGCGCCCGTTCCGACAAGATTGAAGTTGTCTAGCTCTTGCTCTGAGGCATCTACAAACTCTGCATCAAGAGGTATCGATAAATCTGCAAAGTCTGCACATCCAGTAAGATTGGTGCAGATAGTCGGCATTCCTGTCGCTATCGCCTGAAACGGAATCATACCAAAACCCTCACCAGTGGTGGGATAAACCATGCAGTGACTATTCTTATATAAAGAGATCAGAGCATCTTTTGGAATATGCCCATGTAGAAAAGTTATTTGTGGATGCTTCTCGTACTCAGCCATCCACGGAGTTATCTTATCCGAAGTTTTTAAAATTAACTGATAGTTGTCATCTTCGTCAAACAGTTCCAAGAACGCTTTAGCAACTAGCGCTCCGTTCTTTCTTGGAAGCTCTCCACCTACATGAAGAAAATAAAACTTCTCGCCAATCTCACGTTCCTGAACTCCCCACTCAGAAGAAATGCCGTGAGCCAGAACGTTTATTGGAATGTCTAGATTGTACTTTTCATATACACTCTTACACCACTCACTCGTAGTCCACAACTGAGTGGAATTATTAAACTGATCAACCCAAGCTGGAGGGATAGCAGTAAACTCCCAAGGAGTATAGCCTACTGTTTGAGGTACTTCAAACTGATAGTAGTACGGCAAACAGTAGTTTACATGCCACTTAGTACCAGTTGCATTCCAAAGTACCCGCTGCCCTTTATCTTTAAAAGACTGGAAGAGATTAAGAGATACCTCAGTATATCCCCTGCTTCTCCAAGCAGTTCCAGTAGCATCTATTGCCTGTGGTGTAAACCATGATATATCTGTTTTTAAACCCACGTAATTACATTTACTCCCAACTCAGCAAACTGATTTGCATCTTCTTCTGACATCCAATACTGGATAGGTCTACGACAATACTGACACCGACTAACTCCAAGATATTCATCATCTATCTTACAGATAGTAATATAATCTTTGTCTAATACAGGAGTAGGAGGACAGTCATCGCACTCTGCTACTGCTATATATCTCATACTCATCTAGTAGTACTCCAGTTAGTTATAACAATATAGAAAGCTAGCTACTAGCTTGCTAGATAGCTTGCTGGGCTAGCACAGATCAGTTTAGCGTGTTTTTTTGAAGAAGTGGTGGATGGCCAAAAAATTTTCTCTATCGCACCTTTTGCTGTCGAAATATGGTAGGGTGGATCGATGTCGAAGTTTATCACAAATGTTGTATCTTTCACGATATGGAGCCTGCTGGTTGCCTTACTGGGCTGGTGGGCTTGTAAAGTAAACGGTACTATGGTAAACTACTGGAGTATAGTGCTGGCGTCGAATTGCATATACATGCTCGCTGCACCGATAATTAGCGGTTTGCAAAAGGAGTAAACCTTGAAGATAACACCAGCCACAGGGCAAGACGTAACAGAGATTGAGGAAATCTCTATAACTATTAAGCTCTTGAGAGATCAAAGAGGCGACTTGAACCCGGTATTTTACGTTGTCTCTCCAGATGAAAACTATGACGTATCAGTCATGCACTTGAGGCTATTGATTAATGGTCTCGAACTTGGCATAAGCAGTTTAGATAATATGATTAGCTGCAT